CCTCCCTTGGCAACAAGAAGTCTTTGCTGACAAAACCCGCTTTAAAGTCATTGCCGCTGGTCGCCGTTGCGGTAAGTCCCGCCTCTCAGCCATCACCCTCCTGATCGAAGGACTGCAATGTACTTCAGGGTCGGCAGTGCTTTATGTTGCACCGACTAATGGTCAGGCAAGACAGATTATTTGGGACGTACTGATGGCGTTAGGTAGGGATGTTATCCAAGCCAGTCACATCAACAACATGGACATCACCCTGATAAACGGAGCCAAAATCTATGTTAGAGGTGCAGATCGCCCAGATACTCTGCGAGGAGTGTCGCTCACCTATGCTGTGCTTGACGAGGTTGCCGACATCAAACCAGAAGCATGGGAGCAGGTCATTCGAGCTTCGTTGTCAGACAAAAAGGGTCGGGCAATGTTCATCGGTACTCCCAAAGGTCGTAACTTTTTCTATGACGTATTTAAACTCGGAAACTCAGAAGAAGACCCAGACTGGAAATCTTGGCACTTCACAACCAAAGACAACCCTCTGATTGACCCAACTGAGATCGAATCTGCTAAGAAAACCCTGTCTTCCTTTGCTTTCAAACAGGAATACCTTGCCTCCTTTGACAATGCTGGTTCTGACGTTTTCAAGGAAGAATGGCTGAAATACGGTGTTGAGCCTGACTATGGTAGCTACTACATTGCTGTTGACTTGGCTGGATTTGAGGAAGTTGCCAAGCAAGCGGCTAACTCCAAGAAACGGCTAGACCAGACTGCCATTGCTGTGGTCAAGGTGACAGACGAGGGTAAATGGTTCGTCAAAGAGATCGTTTATGGACGATGGGACATTCGGGAGACTGCTGCCACCATTTTGCTCAAGATTCGGGAATATAGGCCACTTTCCATAGGAATTGAGAAGGGGGCGCTAAAAAACGCAGTTTTGCCGTATTTGAGTGACTTGATGCGGAAGAATAATGTATATTCGCACATAGTTGACTTGACCCACGGTAATCGTAAAAAAACCGACCGTATCATTTGGTCACTTCAAGGACGGTTTGAGCATGGCAGGATTGTGCTGAACTCCGAGGAGGATTGGGACGAATTTAAAGATCAACTCTTGATGTTCCCATCCCAAGGTGTGCATGATGACCTACCTGATGCCCTATCGTACATTGACCAACTGGCTGTCACCTCATACTTCCAAGATGACCAAGAAGATGAGTGGGAGCCTCTAGACGTAATTTCGGGATTTTAAGGGCGACACATGGCAACAAACAAACAAGTGAAATTAGAACAAAACCAGTTTTATCAGCCAACAGAGGCTGACAAGGAAATCACTGCATTTGTTGTTGACCATTGCCAACGCTGGCGTGATTACCGTGATGTCAACTTCCTACCCGACTGGCTGGAATACGAGCGTATCTTCCGTGGTCAATGGGCTTCTGAAGACAAGACTCGTGAATCAGAGCGTAGCCGTATCGTCACCCCTGCCACACAACAAGCCGTAGAAACCCGCCATGCTGAGATCATGGAAGCCATCTTTGGTCAGGGCGACTTCTTTGACATCCAAGATGACATCAAGGATATTGACGGTAATCCATTAGACGTTGAAGCTATCAAGGCTCAACTGATGGAAGATTTCAAGAAAGACAAAATCAGAAAATCTATCGACCAGATCGAGTTGATGGCTGAAATCTATGGAACAGGTATTGGCGAGATCATCGTCAAGACTGAAAAGGAATACATCCCTACAACTCGTGCCATTCCTAACCAAACAGGTCAAGCAGCTATTGGCGTGACTGAGACTAACCGTATTGCGGTCAAGATTGTCCCTGTTAACCCCAAGAACTTCTTGTTTGACCCCAATGGGACAAGCATTGATGACTGTATGGGCGTGGCAATCGAGAAATACGTCTCAATTCATAAGGTTGTTGAGGGTATTGAACGTGGCATCTACCGCAAAGTAGACATCACGCCCACCTATGAAGACACTGATCTTGAGCCAACTCAGGAAGTTAGCCAATATCAGGACGAAAAAGTGCTTTTGCTGACCTATTACGGTCTTGTTCCTCGTGAATACTTGAACAACTTAGAAGAAAGCAAAGAAATTGTCGAGTTGTTCCCTGAAAATTCAGCCGCTGAAGACTATACAGACATGGTTGAGGCCATTGTGGTCATTGCCAACGATGGTTTGCTCCTTAAAGCTGAAGAAAACCCCTACATGATGAAAGATCGTCCAGTCTTGAGCTATCAAGATGACACGATTCCTAACCGTTTGTTGGGTCGTGGTACGGTTGAAAAGGCTTTCAATATGCAAAAAGCTATTGATGCCCAGACTCGTAGCCACTTAGACTCTTTGGCACTGACCACCAGCCCCATGATTGCAATGGATGCAACTCGTTTGCCTCGTGGTGCTAAGTTTGAGGTCAAGCCCGGAAAAGCTATCCTTGTAAACGGCTCTCCCACAGAGATTTTGATGCCATTTAAGTTTGGCGAGACAGACCCTAACAACTTGGCAACCGCCAAGGAGTTTGAGCGTATGTTGTTGCAAGCTACTGGCACTCTTGATTCTCAGGGAATGGTTAGTAATTCTGCTCGTGATGGTGATGGTATGTCTATGGCTGTTGCCACCATCATCAAGAAGTACAAGCGCACACTGGTGAACTTCCAAGAAGACTTCTTGATTCCATTCATCAAGAAGGCTGCTTTCCGCTATATGCAGTTTGACCCAGAGCGTTATCCTTCTGTGGACATGAACTTCATTCCAACTGCCACCTTGGGCATCATTGCTCGTGAGTACGAACAGAAGCAGTTTATTGGCTTGTTGCAGACTCTCGGCCCTGATACTCCTGTTCTGCCCATCATCTTGAAGGGCATCTTGTCTAACTCTAGCCTGACCAACCGTTATGAGTTGATTGCGGCTTTGGATGAAATGAGCAAGCCTAACCCTGAAGCACAGCAAATGCAACAAATGCAAGCTCAGTTGGCTATGCAAGCGGCTCAGGCTCAGATTGCTGTCCAAACTACTCAGGCTGAAGAAAACAAGGCAAATGCTGTGAAGTTGTCAATGGAAGCACAGTTGATGCCTCAAGAGATTCAGGCTAAAGTGCTTGGTGCAACCACTAAGAACTTACCAAATGAAGATGAAGCGGCGGCTCGTGAGTTTGATAAGCGGGTTAAGATTGCTGAACTGATGTTGAAAGAAGCCGACATCAAGAACAAGTCTAAGATTGTTGAATTGCAGATGTCAGAGAAGAATAACAAGATGGCTGGCATGGAAGAAGACTTCCTTAACCAACTGACACAACAATTGAGTGCTTCCCAGACAGGAATTGAGCAATGAATGTCGAAAATCTTGCCAAGGAGTTAATCCTTAAAAACATGACTCCAGAGCAACAGATGGCTGTTTTGGATTCTGTTCGGCAGTCTGTTGCTCAAGCAAAAGAAGTGCAAAAGCGCAAGATTGGTGAGAATGTTGACCTAGTTGTTCAGGCTCTAAAGAAGATTGAATCTGACATTCGTTCCCGCTTTGACGATGTGGGTAACTCCATTGAAAAGCGTGTAGCCTCCATCAAAGATGGTCGTGATGGTGCTGATGGCAAGGATGGTCGAGATGGAAAAGATGGACGATCAGGCAAAGATGGCGCTAAAGGCGATCGAGGTGACGCTGGTCGAGATGGGCGTGATGGAGTGGATGGTGTTGACGGTGTGTCTGTTACCGATGCTCGCATTGATTTTGACGGTAGCCTTGTTATTACACTGTCTTCTGGTCGTGAACTCAATGTTGGTGAAGTTGTTGCTCCTGATCTTGCAGAACGCATCAAAGTCATTACTAATGGTGGCGGGACTTCTCAGTCTGTACTTGATACTCTAGCCTCCCTACAAACCCAGATCACTAACCTGATTCCTAGCCAATCAGGGAATGGTGGCAAGTTCTTAACGACCAATGGGACTGCTCTTTCATGGGCTTCTGTTGGCGGTGGATTAAGTTATCAAGGAGCATGGAATGCGTCTACAAACTCTCCTACTCTGGCTTCTGGTGTTGGAACAAGTGGCTATTATTATGTTGTTAGCACTGCTGGTTCAACAAACCTAGATGGCATCACTGACTGGAAAGCAGGGGATTGGCTAATCTATAACGGTACTGCTTGGCAAAAGATTGACCAAAGTTGGGCGATTGCTGGTGCAAACGACAACATCACTTCCATGACTGGCATCACAGGTGGTATCTCATCACCTGACTTTGTGCAGTTTGACACTGGTGCATCAGTTACCAATGGGGTTGGTAAGTTGTACTGGGACTCTACTCAGGCTACTTTGACTGTTGGTTTAACGGCTGATATTGCCGCTGATGTCGGTCAGACTTTGTACGCTTATGTGACCAATGCTGAATCTGTGACCATCACCAAGGGTCAGCCTGTTTATATGTTCTCGGCTCAAGGTGACCGCATGACGGTCAAGTTGGCCTACAACACAGGAGATGCCACATCTGCCAAGACTGTTGGCGTTTGTGCTGAAGATATTGCGGCTGGACAGACTGGTTTGATTCTTTGCCAAGGTGTTCAAGATGGCTTGAATCTTGGTTCATATACGGCTGGTGACACTCTGTATCTTGGTGCTACTGCTGGTACTTTGACTGCTACCAAGCCTTATGCACCTAACCACCTTGTTTATATTGGTGTGGTTGAGAGAGCCAACAACGGTAATGGTCGTTTGTATGTTCGTATACAGAACGGCTATGAGATGGATGAGTTGCACAATGTGTCGGCTCAGAATCCTACCAATGGTCAAGTTCTTATTTACAACGAATCAACGTCTTTGTGGCAAAAGAACACATTGACTGATGGCACAGGTATAACCATTACTGAGGGTGCGGGGACTATCACTGTTACAAACTCTGCTCCTGACCAAACAGTTGCATTGACTGGTGCGGGTACTACCTCTGTTACTGGTACTTATCCCAACTTCACCATCACTTCAAATGATGCTTTTACAGGGACTGTAACTTCAGTCACTGGAACATCCCCTGTTGCGTCTTCTGGTGGTGCAACTCCAGCTATTTCGTTGGCTTCTGGTTATGGAGACACTCAGAATCCTTATGCTTCTAAGACTGCAAACTATGTCTTAGCATCGCCTAATGGTTCTTCTGGAGTCCCTACATTCAGGGCGATTGTTGCGGCTGATATTCCTACATTGAACCAGAACACAACAGGGACTGCCGCATCAACACCAAAGTTGCTGACCACAAACTTTACAATTGAAGAATCTGGCGGTAAATTGCTGTTTAAGTATGGAGCAACGACAATTGCTTCTATGTCTTCAACTGGAGTCATCACTTCTGCAACAAACATTGTTGCAAATGGAACACCTTAAAGGAAATCAAACATGGCACAAATTACACTTAATTCATCTGGAGTAGCTAGCGATGGCGCTCTTGCTTTACAGAGCAATGGAACGACTACTGCTGTAACTATTAGCACAGCACAGAATGTGGGGATTGGCACTGCTTCTCCCGCAAGATTGCTTAGTTTGTCTGCCGCATCGCCTATTTTGCGGATGACAGAAACAGGTGCAAATTCTGATTTAGATTTCATTGTTTCCACAAACTCAGGTGGACTTAATATTAGTGTGGATGCCAACAACGAAGGTGCGAATTCATTTTGTGCCGTTTCTGTAGATGGCTCAGAACGCGCCCGCATCGACTCCAGCGGTAACTTGCTGGTGGGGACTACAAGTAGTAGTTTTGGGGAGAAGTTAAGCGTTCAATCAATTGCATCTAATACAAACATTGCGTATTTTAATTACACATATACGGATGACCGTTCTAATACTGTTATTAAGCACGCTCGTGCTACAGGCGCAACTGCTGGGTCAATGATTCTTTTTGTAAATGCGTCAGGCAGTCAAGTTGGTTTAATTTCATCAACAGGTTCGGTGACGACTTACAGTACTTCGTCTGACTATCGACTGAAAGAAAATATTGCACCAATCACTGGTGCGTTAGCAAAAGTGGCCCAACTTAAGCCATGCACTTACACATGGAAAGACGGTGGTGAACAAGCAGAAGGTTTCATTGCACATGAGTTACAAGAAGTTGTTCCTCATGCAGTTGTTGGAGACAAAGATGCTGTAAATGAAGATGGCTCTATCAAGCCGCAATCAATTGACACCAGCTTCTTGGTCGCTACTCTCACAGCCGCAATCCAAGAACAACAAGCCCTCATCACCACCCTGACTGACCGCATCACAGCACTGGAAGCAAAATGACAACAACTTGGAACATTTCACAGCTTGACCGTCAAACATCTGATGGATTTGTAACCACTGCCCACTGGCAAGTCACAGCAGTTGATGGTGACTACTCAGCATCCACCTACGCCACCTGCTCATGGTCTGATGGCACTCCCACTATCGCCTATGACCAGTTGACACAAGAAACTGTGTTGGGATGGATTTGGGCTAATGGTGTGGATAAGGATTCTGTTGAGGCTTCTTTGGCGGCACAGATTGAAGCCAAGAAGAATCCAACAACCGCCACTGGAGTGCCTTGGTGACACCTGAACTTGACAAATACTATTCTGAACGGTTCTCCATGATGAGCATGGAAGGCTGGAAGGACTTGACTATTGACATTGACAATATGATAGAGTC